TAATAAAGATATTTCAAGGAAGGAATTATTTTATATGGAAAATATAAATGAGAATGTTACAGAAGTAACAAATGAAGAAGTTCTTAATGAAGAACCTAAAAAAGCTGGTTTCAACTATAATGATTTTAAGAGTATTATGGATATGATTAAATCAATGGATGAACAGCTTAAATATCTTAAAGATATGAGTGAAAACCTTGTAAGAAGTAATTATGGACTTAAGACTTCTGTATTAGAGGATATCATCAAGTATGATAAGAAAGATATAGAAACTATGGAATTAGAACCAATGGTTGACTTCCTTTCAAAATATGTAATGGATGAAAATACACTTACTGATTTAAAAGCTTTAAGTATAGATGAAGTAAGAGCAGAGATGATGGAAGTTAAAAATTCTTCTTTAGTTCTATTATCAGCTAAATCAGGTGCAGATAAACTTAAAGAAGAGAGTACTACTATATTCACAGAATATATGAACTATGTAACTTCTGATAAGGCAAAAGAAATCAAGAAAAAGAATCTTGAGAGTCTCAAACAGTCACTTGAGTTAGAGAAAGATGACCGTAAAAAAAGAGAGATGGAAGAAATGATTAGAGTAATGGAAAGCTCTATGAATTATGATTTCATGTATGATAGATTCAGAGCTCTTGGAGATAAAGAAGTAGAAAATATTAAGAATGGATTCTTCAGTAATAGACAGGGTGGATATATTATGGAGAGATTCTATAAGAAGATGAAGATGTTTGGTTTTAAACAAGACCTTTATACATACTTCCTTAATATAGAAGAAACTTTCTTAGATGAGAAGTATCACCCATTTAATAATCTCTTCTTATATATCTATGCAAGAATGATAGCATATTCAGACCCATATAATAAGAAAGATGTTATGTTTGCTAATGCTATTAATAGTGGACTAGCAAGTCTTGTATATCATAAGTTTGAGTCTACAGAACAGGAGTTAAACTTTAAGGGAATTATCATGGGAATTGATGATTACTTTATGGATGATAGAGAATTCTTTGAAAAGAATAATACAACTTATGAAAAACACCCAGAAAGAATTGAATATGAAGCTGGTAAAGAAGATGCTCTTAGGAAATTCTATATAGAGAAACTTCATAGTTTAGATGTTACTAATTTTGATGAGACATTACCATCAAAAGAATTAAAAGCTATATATGAAGAGAAGTATAACACATTAGTATCCACTCAGGTAGAAGAATATGATCAAGAGCAGAAAGCAACAGAAGAAGCTGCAGAAGAAGTTATGAAACCAGAAACAGTTGAGGTGAAGTTAAATGATGCAGAACCAGTAGAGGTGGTAGATGAAGAAGAGACAGAAGAAGAAAAACAACAAAAGACTGAGGAATGAACGATTTGAAAGGTTAAGAAGTATTTCTAAAGAAATTGGAAATTTTATAGAAAGTACTATTATAGATTTTGATGCTAGTCAAAAAGAAATGGGAGATAAATTAGATTTAAAAATTTATTTTTACCCAACATAATAGTAAGGTAAGTGCAATTACCTGGACATTGATAACTCCTGATAAGTTTTATACCGTGGCGAAATTTGGGTCGCCACGGTATATTCTTTCCCTTTTAGCACATTCAGTTAAACTAGACTAATACGAAAGGATTTAATAAATATGGCTTCATATTTTAAATCAGATGGAAAATATATTTATTTAGAAGCAGATTATGCAGAATTCTATTTACCAGAAGATTATTTTGATGAAACTGGTAAGTTTGCAGAAGATAAAGGTGATATGATAAGAACCTTAGGTATATTTACTGTAGGAATATTTGAAAAAGATAAATTAAAAGAAATAAAAACTTTTAATGTACCCACATGGATAGATTTATTTGCACCAGTAACAGAAACTAGAATTGTAAATATATCTAGAAATCCTAATGAAGTTAATGAGGTTAAATGTAAAGTAATTAACTATCAAAAAGGAGCTAAGATAATGAGTAGCTCAGTTATTCAGGATAGTAGTAATGCTGAGTCATATATGAACCTTATTATCAAAGGAAAATTACCTCAGTGTATTCCTTACAGTAAGATGATGGAATCATGGTCTACTAATCTTGAATTGAATAATGTTGGATTTGGTGTAATGAATGTAATAGAAGAAATGATACTAGCTACTATGTGTAGAGATAAAAGAGACCCTAGTAAGAAATTCTGTCAAGTAGTTACAACAGAACCATTGAATGATTTTGATTATAAGATGAATAATGTTAGACAGATATGTCAGTATACATCTACTTTCAATGCTCTTACATTTGAGGATATGGATTCTATGATTACTACATCATTAAATAGAACTAAAAGTAAAGGTGTTGAAACCCCTTCTCCTGTTGAAGTTATTCTAAAACAGTAGGGTTTCCTAGGGATAGGGCAATCAAACATTAAAATAAATCTATAGGGTTTAATTATAAAAAACTCTAATATTTCAAATTAAGGAGAAAATAACATGGCACAAACAATACAGATTGTTCCTCGTTTTTCATTCCCACATATAGAAAGCTATGTAAATGACTATACACAGGTAGCTAATGACGAACAAGTCAATGCTGTTGATACCTCAGTCATTGAAGCATATGCTGTTAGAGCTCCTAAAGGTGTTGATAATAGATGGATTAGAAAAACAAATAAGGCTGATGCCATTAAGACATTTGGTGATTCAAATTTTAAAAAATATGGTCAGCCATTGATGCAGGCATTAAATGTACTTGACCATACTAATTCAGCTGTATGGATGATGAGAGTCATGCCAGAAAATGCAGCTTATTCTAATGCAGTAGTTTCAATTCTCTATAAGGCAGATACTGCCGCTGACGCTCCAAAGGCTAGTGATAGAAAATTCAGAATTAAACTCGTTGCTAAGAGTAAAGAAAATATATCAGATGCTAAGGCACTTGCTACAGCAGCTAAGGGTACAGAATTCACAGATGCAGACGGAGAGAACTACAAGCAGCTTCCACTTATGACAGTAAGATATTCAGGAAGAGGTGATTGTGGTAACTTCTACTCTATGAGAATTTCTCAGGCTCTTACATATGAAAAAGAATACGGAATCAAAATGTACAACTTCGAAGTACTTACATCAGAGAAAGGTCTTGTAAAAGATGCTAACTATGTAGGTGCATTAGTTTCTTCTATGAAGTATACTTCAGAAGGTTCTACATTGATTGATGATGTAATTGATGATGCTGATATTGATAAGACACCAGTTATCGTAAGATGTAATGATGAAACAGTTCAGGCTGTTTATGACGCTTATGTTAAGTTTATCAAGCAGCAGAATACTGACCTTAAAGCTCAGTATCAGACAGATTTAACTACATACAATATTCCAGCAGACCAGTTAAATGGTACTACTCCAGTTGCTACAGAGCATAAAGAGAATTATGCTAAGCTTATGAAGTTAAATGACCTCATTGCAGCTACTGATGTAGATAATATTCCAGATGTTGATATGTTCGACCCTATATATGGTAGACCAGTTGAGTCAACTGCAGAATATTTACCATGTATTTATTATCCGAAGAAACTTACAGCAGATGTTGATACATCAGCATCAACTTATGATTCTAAGGATTACACAAACAGTGACGGTCTTGTAACATTTGATTCTATCAAGGGTCTTGTTCTCAAGAACGGTACTAACGGATATTTTGATACTCCGAGAACAGTTCAGGATGATGGTGGACATCAGACAACTTGGACACTTGAGCAGGAGTATGAGGATGCATTCCTTAAAGCATACAATGGTACTCATGATAGAAGAATTTTATCTCCTAAGAGAATACCAGTATCGGCATTCTTTGATGCAAATTATCCATATACAGTTAAGAATATGATCGTAGACCTTGCTAAGACAAGAAACGATTGTAGAGTATATCTTGATGTAGGTGTTATACCAAGTTTCGCTAACTCAGTAGTTAAGGGACTTATTAAGAATTACTCAGTATTTGATAACCATATGGTATCCGTAGATATTCAGAACTATGAGGTTAGAGAATATAGCACAAACAAGAAATGTGTTGTAACAACATCATACTTCACATCAGCTGAGTATGTTGATCATATAACAGAGAATGGAATGCATATTCCATTTGTTAGAGGTAATTGTACTCTTAAAGGACATATTAAAGATAGCTTACAGCCAATCGTTGAAGAGTATGATAATGACCTTAAAGAGAAATTGTACAATAATAGATTGAATTACTTTGAGTGTATCGGAGAGAATACATTCTATAGAGCAGTACAGAATACCACTCAGAAAGCAGAAACTGACTTACTTGAAGAGTCTGATTCTACTATCCTTTATACATTAAAGAGATTAGTTGAAAGAGATACTGAGAGTCAGATTTATAACTTCTCTGATGAAACTGTAAGAAAGGATTTCGTTGCAGTAGAGAAAGCTAAATATGCTTCATGGATTGGTTCAATAGTTCAGTCTCTTGAGTTCAATTTCGCAACTTCAGAATATGAATTTAACCATTCAATTCTTCATCTTTATTTAGCAGTAGTATTCAGAGGACTTACAAAGAAAGCTATTATTGAGATTGATATCAATAAGCGTCAGTATGTTGCTCCAGCTGAATCAGCAAATGAATAAATAGAAAGGAACTTAGGATTAGATGGGAAATACAATACAAAGCGGTATTAAATCGCATACAAATAATAACCTAACCAATTATGCTCTTTTCTTAGGTGGTACAAACGTAATTAACGAAGTTTTAAGATGTTATGACCCTCTTAAGACAGGTTATGGTCGTTTGTTCATGGTAAGAAAACCAGCATTCTTATTGGATCCTCAAACAGGTATACCTCAGCAGTTCAATAAGTTTAAGCATATCGTAGAATATGGTAATACTGAAATTACTGGACTTAATGACGTATCAGTTGAGTTTGGTTCTATTACTGGTGGTTATGTTGGTAAGTCTTTTGAGATTCCAACATTTGCTCAGGATAGTACAACCACATTCACAGTTACAGTATATGAGTTCTCAGGTTCTCCTGTTAGAGAAGTACTTCATACATGGATCAATGGTACTACAGACTTGATGACAGGTCTTTCACATTATAATGGTTCAAGTCTTGAGAAGCTTCAGGCTAACCAGACAGCAGAGTTTATTTATTGCTCTACAGATGTTACTGGTGAGAATATCGAGTACGCATGTTTGTTTGCTAACTGCTTCCCAGGTGGATTGAATATTGACGTATTCAACCAGCAGGGTGCACAGCACGAAGTTGTTACTACTCAGATTGATTTCCACTGTACAAAGTATGAGTCAATTCAGATAAATAAGATGGCTAAGGTACTTTTGGATAAGTATAAGATAGTAGCTAACTCTCTTAACTTCTATAGTGGATTTAATGCTTCAGACTTCAATGAGGCTCTTCATTATGATATTAAGAGTGGTAAGATGGTATCTGGTATGGGTAATTCATCGGTACTTAATAGACCACAGAGTATTAACTCTTGGAACTAAAAA